CTCGTCACGTAGATCGTGATAGTGGTACCTTTGGTGTCCAGTCGTATGATTATGGTGATGTAGAAATCGCATCCGAAGTCGGCTGGGCAAATTATTTACGAGTAGTTAATGGTATTGTAAAACTACTCGACAACACGGGACTTCTTCACGGTTACAGCTTCAACTCTTGGAGTGACGTTGTAACCTACGACAATGCGTTCGTTGAAGAGTGGTTAGCATCTCCGCAGACTTCCCTTTACTACAGCTTGCAGGTAATGGGAGACACTCAAGACAAGAGTAATGTTTATGCTGCTCTTGACGAGTCAGATGTCGATACATACCTGGAGCAACTTCTTAATGATCCTGTTCCTGATTGTAATTGCGGCGAATGAACCCTTATCAAAAACTATTTAATCGTAAACGTACATGGACACCCGTGGAATGCACTGCGGGTGACGTAAAGGAGGGAGCAGAAGAAACCCTCCGCCGTGCCCTTGCTATTCGGCACATGGAACTACCAGTTGGTGATTTTATTAAAGATGCCCTCAAGAATGATGTCCCTGAAGCGTCGCGTTCTTTACTCCTATCCAACATCAAAGACGAGGAAAAGCACGACCTTGCTCTTGGTTACATTGCCAATGCTTTCGGAGTTGATGAAACAGCTGAGGCCGAAGCGTTACGACTCAAAGACGCATGGAATGCTCATCCTGATCACACGATCCTTAAAGCAATGGTTGCCGAGCGTGCAATTTTTTTCGTGCTCCTCCCGTTCTTCCGATTTAACGGTGATGCTGCAATGCGAACAGTCAGTGCGGACATAAGCCGAGATGAACAAGTACACGTGGCAACCAATAGTCTTGTTGCTAGGGAGTTGGGGCTTAGTATCAGTCCTTCTCTTGATAAACTCCGTAAGGCAACTATCAACTGGATCCTTCAGCCCCTAGGTAATAATACCCAGGACAAATATTTGGACAAAAAATTTTGGCTGGATCAAAGTGACAGTCTTATGTACGCAGGTAGGGCTGAAGGCCTTTTAGAAACACGCCGTGCACGTATGCCGGCATTCTTTGAACATAATAATGTCAATCTCCCTCAATACGCTTGAAACTTTTGGCTTTACAACCAAGCAAATCATAACCGAAATGGAGGAAAACTTCCCCCCGTTTAACCCATCTCCTTCGGATTCAATGCAAGTTCTTATGTATAAAGCTGGGCAAAGATCCGTGGTTGAGTGGTTTATTGATAAACTTCAAGAACAAGAATAACATGTACACACAAGCAGAAATTGCAGCCGGCTCAACGTATGGGATTGTTGGTTACAACAGAAAAGGTAAAGCAATTTATGGGCACACTCCAATAAACCCTGCGCTTATTCCACCTGAACCCCCAGCGCCACAAGCTGTTCCAAAGCCACCGTTACGTATTTCTAAAACACAAACTATGGGTGTAAAGCGTAACACTAAAACTAAAAATAAATCAAAAAACAATCTTCGGATTGGTCGATCAGCAAACGTCCAACCACTCCAAGCGGGTGCAGTTGGTTACACCGGACTCAGAATTAGTTAATCATGACAGCACGATCTAGGTATGAACTCCTGACTAAATACCGTCATCAGTTTCTAGACATGGCTGTTCAATGCTCTGAGCTGACCCTTCCATATCTCATTCAACGTGACGAGACACGGATCACATACAAAAACATTATTACGCCGTGGCAATCGGTAGGCGCCAAGTGTGTCGTAACTCTAGCAAGTAAGTTGATGCTTGCATTGCTACCACCACAGACAACGTTCTTTAAACTACAAGTAAGGGACGACAAACTTGGCACCGAACTGCCAGCAGAGATTCGATCCGAATTGGATCTTAGCTTTGCAAAGATTGAGCGTATGGTGATGGATAGTATTGCTGCATCAAGTGATCGAGTCACTGTGCATCAAGCTATCAAACACCTTGTGGTTGGTGGTAACGCACTGCTTTACATGAGCAAGGAAGGAATCAAGCATTACCCATTGAACCGTTATGTTGTAGACAGAGATGGAAACGGTAATGTCGTTGAGATTGTTACCAAAGAATTGATTCACAAAACACTACTACCAAAAGAGCATGTACAACCTAAGGATTACATGCACGATGGGGCTGCAGAAGAAAATGAAGTAGCCATTTATACTCATGTTAAACGCGATGGTAATCGTTGGGTGTGGTATCAAGAATGCTACGACCAAATCATCAAAGGTTCTGAAAGCAAAGCTCCTGCAGATGCATCGCCTTGGATTGTACTTAGGTTTAATTCAATCGATGGTGAGAACTATGGACGAGGACGAGTAGAAGAATTTTTTGGTGATCTCAAATCATTTGAGGGTCTTTCTCAAGCCATGGTTGAAGGCAGCGCAGTAGCTGCAAAAGTTGTCTTTACAGTATCCCCTTCTAGTACAACTAAACCAAAGACATTATCCCAAGCTGGAAACGGTGCCATTATCCAGGGAAGACCTGATGATATTGGTGTTGTCCAAGTGGGTAAAACTGCAGACTTTGCTACTGCGTTGCAACAAATGCAGACACTAGAGCGTCGTCTTGCGGAAGGTTTTCTTGTACTTACGGTGCGGCAAAGTGAACGTACCACTGCAGAAGAGGTGCGGCTTACACAAATGGAATTGGAACAACAACTTGGTGGACTTTTCAGCCTGCTGACGGTTGAGTTCCTGGTTCCGTATTTGAATCGTAAGTTGTTGGTCTTGCAACGCAGCGGTGAGTTACCACGTATTCCCAAGAACCTTGTTAAACCTACTATTGTTGCAGGTATTAATGCACTTGGTAGAGGGCAAGACAGGGAATCGCTTACTGCATTTATTACTACCATTGCACAGACACTTGGACCCGAAGCTTTAACTACGTATCTCAATGCTGATGAAGCTATTAAGCGATTGGCTGCAGCTCAAGGTATTGATGTATTGAACCTAGTTAAATCGATGGAAGAGCGTCAACAAGAGTCGCAAGCAGCAATGGCACAGCAGCAGCAAATGGAACTTACTAAACAAGCAAGTGCGTTTGCTCGTTCACCACAAGCTGATCCAACAAAGAATGTAAATGCACCACCTGTTTTAAATGGCCAGCAAGCGCAGCCGGAAGCCCCCGGAACAACCCAAGAAGGAACCAACACCGTTCAGTCAATTCCTGAATCCTCCTCCTAAATTTGACTTTAAGAGGATAAACCCTTTCAATAATCCACCAAAATCTAATGGCTAATATTCTTACACGTGATACTAGTGAACCCGAAATTGTAACTGAAGAGCGTGCAGCAGAAGAAGCTGATTCACTCCGCGTCGGAGAAGAACTACTTGCCGCTCAAGACCAACTGCTAGCAGGTAAGTACCGAGACGCTCAAGAGCTAGAAAAAGCTTATATCGAACTGCAGAGTAAACTTGGAGAAAAACAACCAGAGTCTGAACCAGAGGCACAAGAAGAACAAGCACCTTCTACTGCAGAATTGCTGAGAAAGTACCTCGATGGTGATAACGATGCGTTGGAAGGTCTTTCGGTTGAAGACATGGCGGAGTTATTCCGACAGCAACAACCAGAGCAACAACCGAAAGATGTTGATCTTAGTGATGACCAAGTAAACACAATCTTTGACTCAGTTGGCGGTGAACAAAACTACCAATCTCTTATGCAATGGGCTTCACAAAATCTCGATAAAGCTCAAATTGCTGCTTATGATTCCGCTGTTGATTCAGCAAACATGGCAGCTATAAACTTAGCGCTAAGAGGTTTGATTAGTGCATATCAAGATGCCAATGGTGTCGAAGGTCAAACTATTCAAGGTAAAGCTTCACCCAATAAAGCTAATAGTTACCGTTCTCATGCAGAACTAATCGCAGCAATGAGCGACCCACGATATGAAACCGACCCGGCATATCGAATGGACGTTATGAGCAAACTCGAAATGTCTCCCGAACTACAATTTTAATGTCAACTATTACTGAAGACGGCAATCGTCAAAACATCTACCCCAAAGAACCTCGAATGTATATGGACCCAAACTATCTTCAATCACATAACGAACGAGCAGAATTGATCAACGGACGCTTGGCAATGCTTGGTGTTATCGCTGCTATTGGTGCGTACGTAACCACTGGTCAATTGATTCCTGGTGTATTCTAATGACTATTAAACTTACCGATGCCGCTGTTTATTATGGCGGCCTAGAACATCAACGTGAAGCTTGGGAGTTCTTGCAAAGTAAACTCACCTCGGAAGTGTTGGATGAGTTTGGTAAGTTGTATAGGAAAAAAGAATCACGTCCGGTTTATGTAACTCTTTCTCAGTTGGCACACATTTGGGATTGTGATGAAAGTCTCATTCAACCACGTGAAATTGATGAACTCAATAGTTGTCTTGAGGAATTTGAAATTACCACGCCACTACGGATCAGTCATTTCTTAGCACAAACTGCCCATGAATCCGGTGGTGGTCGTTGGAAAAAAGAATTGTCGGATGGTTCCTATCTTGAAGGTAGGTGGGATCTAGGCAATAAAAAGACTGGTGATGGCCCCCGCTTTAAAGGTGCCGGCTATATCCAGCTCACTGGAAGAGAAAACTATCAACGCTTTTCTGATTACCTTGGTGATGCGAAAGTAATGGATGGTTGTAATTATGTAGCGGAAGTATATCCGTTTACATCTGCTGGCTTCTGGTGGAAAGATAACAACATGAATGAATTGTGCGACACACATCCAACAGTCAAACAAGTCACTCTTAAAGTTAACGGTGGTTATAACGGTCTTGATGACCGACAAAAATATTTCTCTCGTTGCTTAGATGTTATCTAAGTCCTGTATTTTATTTTATTATGCTATCTACACTTATTGCTTCTGCTGCTATCTGGACCGCTTCTTGGTATGGACCTGGCTATCACGGTAAAATTACCGCTAATGGTGAAGTCTTTAATCAATGGGGTTCAACTGCTGCACACAAAACCTTGCCCTTCGGGACTCGCGTAAAAGTATGCAACAGGGATCTATGCGAAACAGTAAGAATTAATGATCGCGGACCTTTTATTTACGGAAGGGACATCGACCTTTCCCAAGGAACTGCTGAGCGCATTGGTATTATCAACCAAGGCGTTGCTCCTGTAACTTACACAATTATCAATTAATTCAATAATCAATGACCGCTATTGCAACCACTTCTAGTCAACGGCGGTCATCACTGTGGGATTCCTATCTCAACTGGGTGACCTCTACCGACAATCGTATTTATGTAGGGCATTTTGGTGCTCTAATGATTCCGTGTATCCTCACGGCTACAACCGCATTTATCTTGGCATTCATTGCCGCTCCACCCGTAGACATTGATGGCATTCGTGAACCAGTCGCCGGCTCACTTCTGTACGGCAACAACATCATCTCCGGTGCAGTTGTCCCAAGCAGTAACGCCATCGGGCTGCACCTATACCCCATCTGGGAAGCTAGTTCGCTTAGCGAATGGCTATACAACGGCGGACCTTATCAGCTTACCGTCTTCCACTTTCTTATCGGTGTCTTTGCTTACATGGGACGCGAATGGGAACTTAGTTATCGACTTGGAATGAGGCCCTGGATCAGTGTTGCCTATTCTGCTCCAGTCGCGGCTGCAACAGCCGTATTCCTTGTGTATCCTTTTGGTCAAGGTTCCTTCTCTGATGGAATGCCGTTGGGTATCTCGGGAACTTTCAATTATATGCTTGTGTTCCAGGCAGAACACAATATCCTCATGCACCCATTCCACATGCTTGGCGTGGCGGGTGTATTCGGTGGCAGCCTTTTTAGTGCGATGCACGGCAGCCTTGTCACATCCAGTCTTGTTCGTGAAACGACTGAAAACGAAAGCCATAACTATGGTTATAAGTTTGGTCAAGAAGAAGAAACATACAACATTGTAGCCGCACATGGATACTTTGGTAGACTCATTTTCCAATACGCTTCATTCAACAATAGCCGTAGCCTTCATTTCTTTCTTGCTGCTTGGCCCGTTGTTGGTATTTGGTTTGCTGCTTTGGGCGTTTCGACCATGGCTTTCAATCTTAATGGTTTCAACTTTAACCAGAGTATTGTCGAAAGTGAAGGACGTGTTATCAACACTTGGGCGGATATTTTGAACCGCGCTGGTCTTGGTATGGAAGTAATGCACGAGCGAAACGCTCACAACTTCCCGCTAGATCTTGCAACACATACCGCCCCATTAGTTGGGTAATAATTAGTTCAAGGGGCACCTCAGAGTCGGACCCCTTGTCCATTGGCAACAAGCCCTTACGAGGACACCTTGCTGCCGTCATGACGGTGGGATAGACCACAAAAATATAACAACTAAATAACTCAAAGCGCTTTGAGATAATGTAAATCCTTATCTCTTTTTTAATTACAATGGCTAACATGAATACCTGGAGTTACGGTTCTAGCGCCGCTCCAGTTCTTACTAATACTTATCCTTCCGGCGTACAGCCTATTGCTGATAAGTACGCAACTTATCTGAAACTGTTTAGTGGTGAGCTTTTCAAGGCTTACCAAGATGCACAAGTTGCAAAAGGTACTGTAACTAGCCGTACCCTGCGTAACGGTAAGTCTATGCAGTTCATCTTTACTGGTGGGCTTGATAGTCATTACCATACCCCCGGTACTCCTATTCTTGGTCAAAAGACTGATAGTGGCGGCGTACAGCCTGGTGCAACAGGTTATGGTGACTTGACTGGTGATGGCGGCCCTGTGACTAATGGATTGCCCGTAGCAGAAAAGACTATCATTTGTGATGACCTGCTGATTGCTAGCACCTTCGTCTACAACCTTGATGAAGTGTTTGCTCATTACGATCTGCGTGGTGAAATTGCCCGCAAGCTCGCATACGCACTGGCTAATCGCTACGACCAAAACATCTTTAAGACCGTTGCACAAGCTTCTCGTGAAGCAGCTGCTGTTACTGGTCAGACTGGTGGTAACGTCCTTTACATGGGCTCTGGTAATGCTTCTAACGCCGAAGCACTTGTGCAATCTTTCTACCGTGCTGCACAAATCTTCGACGAAAACAACATTCCTTCCAATGGACGTGTTGCTGTACTCTCCCCCGAGCAGTACTACGCATTGATTACCCAGGTCTCCAATAATGTGATCTCTCCCATCAACCGTGACGAGCAAGGCACTGCTGTGCGCTCTGGTGAGTGGGGTTATCAAATTGCTGGTATCACCATCAAGAAGTCGAACAATGTAATGGCTGATCGTTTCGATCACGTACGTGTTGCTGGTGAAAACAATGACTACCGCATCACTGGTGCCGATGGTACTGGTAATGGTGCTGGTACCTGTGGTCTTATCTACCACAAGGATTCCGTGGGTGTTGTTGAAGCTGTTGGTCCTCAAGTGCAGACCACCAATGGTGACGTTTCCGTGATGTATCAGGGCGACCTGATTGTCGGTAAGGTTGCTATGGGTGCCGGTACTCTGAACCCTGCTGGTGCTATCTCCCTGCAAGCCGGTGCAGCTGCAAGTGCTGGATCTGGCCGACTGCATAGTTGGGATGCGACCAATAAGGTCTGGACTACCCCCTGATAACTAAATAGTTTTTGTCTTTTGGGAGTCTCCATTACGGGGGCTCCCTTTTTTTTATTCCAAATTGAGAGATATGTCTAATCCTACAAATGCTGTGTCCACTGAACTGGATGCTGTAAATCAAATACTTAGCAGTGTGGGACAGGCACCTGTCTCCACTTTGGATATGCAAAACCCAGAAGTATATATTGTACTTTCTACACTTCGGGAAGTAAACAAACAAGTACAATCCGAAAGTTGGACTTTTAATACCGAGCGTCACGTAGAACTATCTAGGGATGGTAATAACAAAATTAAAGTTCCGGCTTCTGCTCTTTCGGTAGACGCCAACGTACAAAAATACAACGATAAATATAATATTGTACGCAAGCAGGGATACCTGTACGACATGTATCAACACACTGATGTCTTTGATGAAAATCTTGTTGTAGATATTGTTTGGTTAGTTACTTTTGCTGACCTTCCCCCTATTGTACAATCCTATGTTGTTGCACGTGCTGCACGTATTGTCTCGGTAAAACTTGTCGGTGACTCTGAAATTTTTCAACTGTTGCAAGAACAAGAACTGCAAACCAGAGTTGCACTTATGGAGTACGAAACCCAGCAGGGTGACTACTCTATGTTCGGCTTCCGAGAAGAAGATAATTACTACACCAGCTACCAACCGTTTACCACGCTTACTCGATGACAGCAATCTCCCAGAAAATACCAAATTTATTTGGTGGTATTAGTCAACAACCAGATGAGAAGAAAGTTCCGGGTCAAGTAAGAGATCTAGTAAATGGCTATCCAGAGTTCTCTCTTGGATTGATCAAGCGTCCCGGTGCCAAATATGAAAATGAACTTTACGATGCAGGGGTAGAAGGGTACATACAAGACACCGTAAGTTTGAGGAAACCTACGGGTAAATGGTTTCATATTAATCGTGATGAAAACGAAAAGTATATCGGTCAATTTTATATCGATACTACAACAACCAATGTCACAGTTCCTCGCTTAAAAATTTGGCGGCTCAGAGATGGGCTTGTTATGTTTGTCGATTTGAGTGATCTTGTTGATGGTAATTCAACTCTTGAAGGTTTACGTACTGATGCGTTAATTGCATGGACTGGTACTACCACCCCATCGTATGTTAGATCTGCAGAAGAATCACTGTCGGATTTTACAGCTGAAATTGATGACTACATTGCTGATTGCCATTACTATTGCTATAACACTTTTAATTTACCGGAAGATCGTTCTTATTTTAAAATTTCAAACACCTACGATTACGGAGATATTTATTCATCCGTTTATGATGGTGTTGCGGAAATTTCTGGTGAATACATTTATTATAGAAATGGTCAGTCTTTAACGTCAACTACTGGGTATTCAATTGGTAACGAGCGTACCGATGATGTTCCGCAATTAGCAGTGCAGGGTTACAAGCTTTATGAAATTATAGAACCTACAGATGACAACAGTTGGTCTGCAAGTATTCCTACTTTTCAGCAGCCTCCGCTAACCTGGAGGGACATATTCACTTCCCTTACACATCCTGAATACGACAATTATATAGATGAGGCCGATGAGTTTAACGAGGCTCTGCTAAATACTGTTTATCAACCGAGCACTTACCTCGAACCTAACCCCGTTAACACTTGGGATAATAGTTACTTTAGTGGGTTGCAGGATGTAAACAACATTGAGTTCCTTACGGATAACGATGTTACCTACGTTCTCAATAAAGAGAAAGTGGTAACGATGGACACTACTCCTTCTGATTCCGGTGATCCTAATTCGCACCTTATTGTGTTAGATGTATTTGTTCCAAGTGCTAACTACACAATTAATATTACCGGTGTCGATTCAAACGGAAGCTTTTCAATTCCCAGTACAGCAGGTCAAGTTTCTGGTGCAACTCTGGATCAGTTGTACGAAAATATTTCAGGGAAACGAGATGCTAATAATAACCTTGTAGGTCATCTGGACCATGCTCAATTAGTGGTTGAACGTTACGAAAATGTATACAAGATTACCCCAGCAACTGGAGTTACGATCGACAAGATTGAAGTTGTCGGCCCTCAAGATGACGCAATCCGCCACCTTAAACATGAGGTACGTGCGGTAACTTCTCTTCCACTCTATGGACCACATGGCTACAAGGTAAAAGTATCTAACATTGATTCAATTGATATTGATGATATGTGGGTCAGGTTTGAAATTACAGATTGGGATGATACAACTCAATATCCAACTGAACCCATCGGAACAATGGGAGAAGGTTCGTGGGTTGAGTGTGTTGCACCCGGCATTAAATACAAACTAGACAAAAAGACACTACCGCATAAACTTGTACGTGATCCAGTATCTGGTCATTTTAGACTTATACCAATTGAGTGGGAAGATCGTCGTGTAGGTGACGAAACGACAAACCCAGACCCGTCGTTTGTTGGCAAAACAATTAACGGGATGTTCTTCTACCGGAACCGCTTTGGTGTCCTTAGTGGATCCAACGTCTGTATGACCCGTGCAAACCACCTAGAGGACTTCTGGAATAAGTCGGCTATGGCAGTGGGTAATGATGATCCAATCGACGTTACAGCCGTTTCTACGCAGCCTACAGACCTTTCTTATGTATCACCTACTGCTGCAGGTTTGTTGTTGTTTGGCACAAACGAACAGTTTATACTTAATGTTGGTAACGACATCCTTGCACCAGAAACTGCATCTATTAATACTATTAGTAAATACGAAGTAGATACTAGGATGGAAGCGTTGACAATGGGTACGTCAAGTATCTTTGTCTCTAAAACTGGTGGCTATCTTTCGTTGTACGAATATCTAAATCTTAGCACCCAGCAGGCTCCCAACGTACTTGAGCTTACAAATATTGCACCAGAACTTATACCGTCAACCGTTGATAATATTACTGTATCCAATTCCAAATCGGTCATCAGTATTGGTCAAACATTTACAGACACGCTATATCAATATCGGCACCTAAGAGTAGCTGATAAAGAACTAGCAAATTCTTGGTATAAGTGGAAACTACCCGGCAAATTGGTCTATCAATTCTTTGATAATTCAAAACTGTATTGTGTAGTCTTTCATCAAAATATAACTGAAGACAAAAACAGATTTTACCTCATTAGTTTTGAGTTAAATCAACAAAATCAAAACGGATTGTTATCTGGACCAAATGGGTTAAAGTTTGATCCATGTCTAGATATGTGGACCGTAAGTCCAAAGGCATATTATGACGGTAATGTTTTTACAAAATTCTATTTACCATATACTAGTTCTCATGAAGACCCACATCTTAAACTATATGCAGTTGTGTTAGATACAGCTGATGGTAAGTCTTTAACAAACACAACTACATATGTATCCGCAGGAGGGATTAACACTGTTCCGGGAGCTACTCAACACCCAGCAACTGAATCAGAGGATGTCTCTGTACAGCGGATATTTAATGTTTATGAGATTAATGGTGGTTATATGATTTGCCAATTTAACGAAAACCTCCTTGGCAGGGACGTTATCTTTGGCTACAGATATGACATGGAAGTAGAGCTTCCAACGTTTTACTTGCAGAGTGGCGACGGTCAAAATGTTTCTACTGATATTGAAAGTAATCTAATCATTCAACGTCTTAATGTACTTACTGGCCCCAGTGGTCCAATTAGATTCAATATAAATATTGATGGTATTGATGCCTACAATTACATTACCACCAATACCGATGCCGGTGTTTACAATCTTGATGCACTTAATATTTCTAAATCTGATCAAAGCAGTGTGCCAATTTACCAACGAAATAAGAATGTAACCATTAAAGCCGTTGCTGATTCTCCACTGCCGGCAAATATCTTGTCTCTTTCTTGGGAGGGAAGAGCCACCAATAAATATTACAAACGAGGATAGTAATGAGTTTTGTTCAAAGCCTTGAATCGCTATTTGGTATTGATTACGATCAACAAATGGCATCCGCAAGGAAACAATATAATGAACGTGAACGAGTTGCTCGTATCCAGCACAGCCTTGGCGTTGAAGCAACTAACAAACGAAATGCTTACAACTTAAAAATATATAATCTCCAACAGCAGATGCATCAGCAGCAGATGCAATGGAACCAACAGTTTGCTCAAGAAGCTTACAACAACGCTCAAACTCAGTTCAACAATGCAGTTGCTTCTGCAATGCTTAATGGAACTGCGATGACACAGCAGTTGATGGAGGCGGAAGGTACAGCAGCAGCAAGTGGTTCCACAAGCAGGTCTGCATTACGTGCTGAATCAATCCGTACCCTTGGAGAATATGGAAGGCAAAGTGCAATTCTGGATGAAAACATTTACGGCAGCTATAAAGGCTTACAGCGTTCACTTGAATCTATTACCAATCAATGGAATATTGCTAATCAACAGTCGTACGCGAATGTTGCTATTGCACCCATGATGGAAGAAGCTGCACCATACATTGCATCTCAATTTAATGCACCACAGCAGCGTAGTATCTGGTCCCGTGCCCTTGATTCAACGTTTAAAACAGCGGCAGCTATCGAGCCGTTTATGCCGGACACTGACAATGTAATTAGTACCTTGGCCAAATTTGCTTAAAAGTATAAATGTCTTTTAAAACAAGAGTACCGTATCAAGGCACACCGATTGGACCTGGCTCTAGTCCTGCACGTGTACCTGATCCAACTCCCGCGTTACGACGCAACATGGAGACCGAACTACGGTCTCTTCAAAATAGAGCCAATCAATTTCAAGACTATACGCAGCGACAGCAAGCTATAGATGAAATTACCGACAAGATTTCTCAAGCTAATCAAGTAGCAGACCTTCGGTCTTTCTCCAAAACTCTTGACACCGCTCTTAAAATTGGCGGTGAGATGTATGTAGAAAATCAACAAGCCCAAGGTCTAGCTTTTGTTGAAGCTAATCGCGAGCAACTTGATGAACTTAATTTAGCAGAATTAGCGAAGAAACAGCGCGATCAAGAACTGAACGATAAGGCGGTAGAGCTTTCTAAAAACACGCAGAACTACGGAATCATTCACGCAGTTAAACAGCTTAGTGGTCATAAGCGTAACGTAGTTTACCAGTATCTTTTTAGTCAGATTGGTGAAAAATACCTACCTTCTTTTTGGGACTTTTATCGCTCTGCCCCGCGTCCTGCTAACGATGAGCCTGAATTTCGCGCAGTAATGGCGGAGTTCCGTCAAGCCTCTTTAAAAGAATTTGCTGAACTACCTCCAGCATATAGAGCTAAATATCTAGAGCCCGGCGTAACAAAGGCTGAGGCACAGATTATCAAGCAATGGCGTGATGAAAACAACCGAATTCTTTCGGAGAAAGATAGTAATGATAATCTAACTATCTTTCGCCAAACAAGAGATATTAATCAATTTCTAAAGTCAGAAGCATCCGTACTTCAACCACGTAATAATTCTTGGCAGCCAAAGCTTTTCAACGGTGCTTGGGAAACGCTTATGAATAATATTAAAGGCATGAT